AGCAGTCGAGTACTTCGACTTTAACATTGCGGGTTCTCACATGGGAGAGTATACACCCTTCTATTTGGAGACGTAATAACAACAGGAGAAAGAAATGGGCAGATTTAAAGATTGGGTTATGGAAATGCAAGAAGATGCAGAGAACATGGACTATGTCGCGTTTATTGCTAAGTACGGAGAAGTAAACATAGATATATGGCGTGACTACAACGATCCAGATTATGAAAATACTAGCGTAGACGAATATATGTCAGAAGGTTGTCCTTAATGATTAAATACCCCATGGTCCTTGTTACGTGGTTCGATGCCAAAGATGGTCAAACAGGTTGGCATAGCGTCACTGACGTACAAAAAGAACCACTGGCAACGTGTCATTCAATGGGTTGGATGGTAACACACAATGATACAAAAATAGTGATCATGGGGGATTACTCAAAATACGACGCGGAACAAGACGGCGGTCGTCATATCGCGATACCAACAGGGTGGGTAAAATCAATCGCGTATCTTGACATAAGTTATACGAAAAAGGAGAATGCATGAGCAGTAGTAGTAAACATAAAGATTTAGGAGTATCGGCATATCAACCGATCAGAACAAAAGCATCAAAAGGTCAAAAAATTGGCATAAATGCTGACCTTAATTTTGCTTCACAAGGTCTGTCGGGTAACAAACATAACCCCCGGCATACAAAATCACCATTTAAAAAAAGGAAAGATAAACATGGAAATGTCAAGATTATTACAATCAGTTAAAAAGCACGAAGGCTACAGAAACAAGGTCTACTTAGATACCTTAGGTAAGAGGACCGTTGGCGTTGGTCATTTGTGTGTGGAGGACTTTTGGGAGGATAATAAGGAATATGAAGAGAAATTCCTCATGACCATCCTCAAACACGATCTACAAACCGCTATAAAAGGCGCTGACAGGGTTTTAGTGGAGTGCCCGGTACTAGATGACCTTGCTGAAGAAATCATCATAGAGATGGTATTTCAACTAGGAGAAACAGGTGTAAGCAAATTTAAGAATATGTTAAAAGCATTAAAGGTACCCGATTACCAGACGGCGGCGATCGAAATGCTTGATAGTAAATGGGCAAAACAAACACCCGAAAGAGCAGCGGGCATGAGTTCGGAGATGGCAGCACTTGGTTGATGACTTCTATGATCACATGAAGAAGGAACAGGAGCTATTAAATATGAGCTACAAGGAATCCGTTCGGCAAAAAAGAGAACGGAAAGAGAAGGAAAAAATAAAGAAACAAAAAAGATGGGAGGACTATATGCCTTTTTATTCACAATGGTATTGGATGCGCGACTGGTTAGGAAATAAATGCAAAGCATTTTATCACGGCCCGAGACTTAGATGGATGAAATTAAACAAGGACGAGAAAAAACAAATAGAGAAAGAGAAGAAGAAATGATTATACTTATACTAACGGGGATGGTTGCAATTATACTGTTATTGGCTTTCATTGCTCTTATGGTTTATGCCATAGGAGAAAAAGTATCTAAAAAATAAAAAGGTTGCTTTGATATAGTGTTTTAGTGTATAGCTAGAAGCTTACCCTCAAAACAAAGGAGAGACTATGACGGCGGAAGAAATGCAAAGTGTTATCGTATATTTAACAGATAAAGTAGAAAAATTAGAACAACAAAAACTGTGTGAATGCGGTAAAACTGAGGCACCTGTTGAATACAAGACAACTCCTAAAGAAATATTTACAACAAACTATGATGAAGACGGGGAATGTTTGACATGTTCAGCTTAACTCTTCATCCTTCTTCACGTTCACCTCACGGTGATAAGAAACATCAAAAAACTCACATAATTCTTTCTCTGTTTTTGCGTAGTCTTCGGTTTTTGGTTCGAATTCCTTTAATAACTTATTTAAAATAACGTATAACACGGTCTGTGCGCCGTTTAAGTCTGTCCCCTGTAGTACTTTACCCTCTGCGGTTCTGTATTTTAAGATGATTTCATCAGAACAATCACGAATACGACGTGATACATTGTCTGACATCTCTATCATTGCATCTTTAAACTCTCGCTTTTGCATGAATACTCCTATCTTGACTCCATTGTTGAACTCTACTGCGCCAATAATCTTTTTCTTTTAAGCCTAACTGCTCCCATCTCGCCTGTTTAAAGCCATCTTTGTCAAACCGGTAACGTAAATTCTTTGCTTGTTTATCGTATTTTGTTTCCTCAACCATCTATTCCTTTTATTATTTTGTCTGATGTAAAATGCACATTAAAAGCCATAGAACGACGTTCTCCTTCACTTCTAAATGGATATACTTGATGTGTTAGCCAACTAGGGAAGATATAAAAGTCTCCTACCTCTGGTTTTGCTAAGAAACTATGTCTTGCAAAATGATTTGGTATTGATCCTATAAACTCTAGACAGCCGGCAGTAGGATGATGATCTTCTTTTGCATACTCTTCTTCAAACTTGGGAGGTATTTTCAAAAAACATACACCCGATAAATTAGAGTCGTGAATGTGTATCGGATTAAAATCACCAGCCCACTGACTGACGGCCCAAACACGAAACGCTATTTTTGTCCCTTCTGGAAGAAAATCGGGGAGTATTCGTTTCGTATATTCTTGCGATATTGTTGCAAGAAATTCTGGTAAACCTTCTATTGATCCGTGGTCGATGCTTATTTCTTTTTTAACATTGCCGGCAAGATTATGACTCCAGTCACGGTCTTTACTAACCTTTTCATCTGCTAATACACCATCAGTTTGTGCATTAAGTGCATCAACGTACAGTTGGGGTAGTTTAGTTTTTAATATACTTGGTCCAAAGGGCTGATATATATCAAATGCGACTTGTAACTCTTCTGTTTTAGCCATCAAATCTCTCCGGATTTTTTAACAGTTCTTTTTCGTGTTGTTTCCACAACTTTTTTCCTTCGTGAACCATCATATCCCACTCTATCGCGTCAAATTCTTTCATAGAACCATCTGTGTAGTGTACTCTAACGCGGTTTATAGTTTCCCCGGAAGTGGGGTGAGGGGCTTGGAATTTACTAACTCCACTAACTATTTTTTTTCTTTGCATTATCTACAGGAGGAATATTAGATTGATTAAATAATGCTTTAACATCTGCTAAAGCGTGTTTAACATCTACCTTTTCCATAATAATATCTTTTAATTCTTCTATATGATTAGCGTGATCAAAATCTTTACTGGTAATATAAGTAGGACTATTTACTAATAAAATTTCTTTAGCTTCTAGTTCGGATAACTCTCCATTAAGTTTGTGCATAACAGCGGTGTATAATGCTACTTTAATTCGTTTTTCACTCTCATCGGACATTGATTCGTTCTCCTTTTAAAGTTGGTTTTTCTTCTTCTTTATCAATTAAATAACGTAAAAACGAAGCAATAGACATATAATTTTCGTCTGCTGTTACCTTGGCTCTTTTATACGTATCTATATTGATAGCGACAGACTTATATCTTGTAATATCAGTCATTTCTTTCTCCTATATATGGTATGTTCATTCATACAAAGCCATACATATGGGATTATACAAAAATGTCAAGGAATAACTAGGCTTTTTTATTATTTTTGTAGTATTCCCATATCTCATTTGACTTAAAAATATGAGGATATTTTTGGAATAAACCTAAAGTTACCATTAATAGTTTTTGTGTATACTGCGGGTCTATCGCATAATTTTTTAAACTTTCAATTACTATACCAACCTCTACATTATCCAACATAGATTGTTTTACACGTATTTCTCTGTATTCTTTGAATGCACTAGAAGTATTTAGTAACTCAATATAATCAGCAACACTTTCACACCTGTTGCCATACATTCTTAATAACACATCACTATTTAATGATTTAATATGAGGTTCTGTTCTATCTGTTTGTATAATTCCGTAGTAATTATTTGCCTCTGTTGCAAATCTAGATTGCCCCCAATCAGATTCTAATATAGCTTGCGCTACACTTATAACAATTATAACTCTATGCTCTGGATTAACAAAAGAATTATTTAATACAGTACATTCAGCAATGCCTTGAACAAATTCGTCTCTTGGATTTATATCATAACTAAAATCAAATCCATCTAACATTGGATTGCATAGTATAAGTAATGTTGCGCACAGTTCTTTAAACATTTTTAATTTTTCTTAACCTTTGTTCTTCAATTCGGTGACAAATTGCACAAATAACTTCACACAGTTTAATTTCATCTTCAATTTTTTCAAATTGTTTCCAACTTGTTTTCCAAATACTAGATACGTTATATTTTTTTAATAATTTATTTAAATGATGAAAGTCTAAACCTATCGGGTTTTTATTATATCCACAATGTGCACAGCCTTTTTCTACTTTAATATTATTTACATGCTCAGATATTAGATCATATTTTATTTTTTTACCATCTCTTTTTCTCTGCATTTCTTTCGCATGTTGTTCCGGGCTTCTCCAAATTTCCTTATAATTCCCCGATTTTCTTGTTATAGACTTTACATAGGCATCAAATATAAAACCATCCTCTCTCACATTTCCACACTTAAAAGGTATCCCCGTCTCTAAATTAATGCGTTTCATTTCTTTTTAATTTCGCCCCATGACGGTCCTATCTCCATGTCTACCTTTAAAGGAACCTTTAGTTCCACTGTATTTTCCATCACTTCCTTGATCCGTGTCGCTTGTTCCGGTGATTCAATAGAACAATTAAGTTCATCGTGTACCTGTATATGAGAGACAATGCCTTCTTCATATAAATCTATCATCGCTTTCTTTGTCATATCCGCACTTGATCCTTGTATTAATCTATTAAGTGCTTTGTACGTCCAAGCACGTTTTAAGTCATGGCCATATTCTCGTTGCGCATCAACTAAAGATAAAGACTTATGAATACCAAATGATCGCGGTTCCCATTTATCAAATCGACATTTACGACCAAGTAATGTTCTAAGATAACCTACATTGTCCGCTTTCCGTGTTGCTTGTTCCATTAACTGCTTAACAAAAGGTACATTCGCATGAAACTTAGCAAACAAATCTTCTGTTTCTTCTTTATCTAAACCAAGTTCACTTGATAATTTACCTTTACCCATACCATACATCATACCAAGGTTAATTGTTTTAGCTGTACGTCTATCTATACCCGCCATATCAGCAACAGCTTGATGGAAGTCTGGATCTTCTGTCTTATAAGACTCAATAACTTCATTTGCACCTTTTAATCCGCCTCCTGTGAGCGCGGCAAAATGAACTAATACTCTTGGCTCTTGCTGTGAGTAATCAAAACTACCCCATGTACAGCCCTCATTTGGTACAAAAATTGACCTAATTAGAGGCCCTATCTCTTTGTTTCGTGAAGGAATCTGCTGTAAATTAGGATTAGAGTACGAAAATCGTCCTGTTACGGTACCTCCTGTGTCTCCTCTCATCTGATGTATATCTGCGTGAATGCGACTTTTATAAGAATGACGAAGAATAGTATCAATAAAGGTAGTACGTGCTTTATTCGTTTCTCTCGCGGTCACAATCATCTTAGCTAAAGGATGTTTATGTGAGGTAAGAAAGTTTTTATCAAACTTAGGTTGCCCGGACTTCTCTGTTCTTTCATAAGTAATCTTTAACTTATCAAATGCTTTCGCTACACTAACGGCCGCCCAGATATCAACATCAACATTAGTATCTTTTTTAATTTGTCGTAAAACTTTAGTCTCTTGTGTTTGTAAATTCTTTTTAATCTTCTCTGCTTTTTCTAAATCAACGCGTACACCATTCCACTTCATATCTATAAGACAAGGTAGTAACCGTGTCTCTAAATTAAATATACTTGTTAACTCTTGCTTAATTAATTCTATTTTAAAAAACTGCCA